GCTGATCGCCACCCTCGCCACCTCGGCGACGGTCATTCGCCGGTTGGAGGTCAAGCTGGTGCGGCGGATCGCCCTGGTGACCACAACCGCGTTTACCGGCAAGCCGGTCTCGATGAAATATCGCGGGGTTTTCGACCTCGTTGGCCGAAGCCCAGGAAAATTGAATTATGCCAGCAAAATCCGCGAGCAAAGCCCTGGAGAAATCTATCGGGAGGGCATCCGGCATCCACAACACGGCGGTCGCGCTGCGGACGATGGCGGAGCTGGCCGGCGAAGCACTCGCCGCGCGGGAGGCAGCCGGTGCGGGGAGCTAAACCCAAGGCGACGGTGCTGAAGCTGATCACCGGCAATCCGGGCCGGAGGCCGCTCAATCCGCGAGAGGCAAAGCCGCCGGCGGTGATTCCCGATCCGCCGGAGCTGCTGACCGAGGCGGCGGCGAGAGGGGACAAGGCGGCGCTGGAGGAATGGAAGCGGGTGACACCGCTGCTGGCTGATGTCGGGCTGATCGCGAAGCTCGATCGTGCGATCATTGCCGCCTACTGCATGGCGTGGGCGCGCTGGATCGATTGCGAGCGGCAGCTGGTGACGACGGGGCTGATCGTTAAGGCGCCGAATGGGTATCCGATGTATTCGCCTTATCTGACGGCCTCGAACAAGGCGCTGGATCAGGTGCGCCAGTTGTCCGAGCAGATCGGGCTTTCGGGGTCGTCGCGGTCGCGGATCAAGACCAACGATCCGGCCGGCGAAACCGACCCGGCCGAAGCCTTCCTACGTGGCGGCGCGTAGGCCGCGGAGGAAACCGCCGCCCCCCGATCCGGTCGAAGCCTACGCGAGGACCGTTGTCGAAAGCCAGATCGTCACCGGGCGGCTGGTTCGCCTCGCGTGCGAGCGGCATCTGCGGGATCTGGCGGACGGCGCGGCACGGGGCCTGCGCTGGGACCGGGCGAGCGCGCAGCGGGCGATCGACTTCTTTCCCGCTGTGCTGCGCCACACCAAGGGCAAGTATGCTGGCCGCCCGTTCGAGCTGCTCGGCTGGGAGCAATTCGTCGTCGGCTCGATCTTCGGCTGGAAGCTGGGCGAGATCAGGCGGTTCCGCACCGCGTTTGTCTCGACCGCCCGGAAGAACGGCAAATCAACGATCGAAGCCGGGATCGGGCTGAAGGCGCTGATCGATGAAAACGAGCCGGGCGCGGAGATTTACTCGGCGGCCACCACGAAGGACCAGGCGAAGATCGTGTTCTCCGAGGCGGAACGGATGCGCGCCGGCTCGGCCGCGCTGCGCCGGCGGATCACGCAAACGACCAACAACCTCGCGGTGCTTTCGACCGCGTCGTGGTTCCGGCCGCTGTCGGCTGACTCGTCGCGGATGGACGGGCTGAACGTGTTCGTCGCGCTGGTCGATGAGCTGCATGAGCACCCGGACGATGGCGTGATCACGAAGCTCGACACCGGCATGGGTGCGCGGCTTCAGCCGCTGATGTACGAAACGACGACAGCCGGGGTGAACCGGACCTCGATCTGCTACCAACACTGGGATTTCTCGATCAAGGTCCTGGAAGGTGTGATCCCGGCGGTGACCGCGGACCGCTGGTTCGCCTACATCGCGACGGTCGACAAAGACGACGACTGGCAGGATGAACTGGCGTGGCGCAAGGCCAACCCGTCACTCGGGAGCATCCTCAAGATCGAAGACCTGCGCGCCGAGGTGGCGCTGTCTCGGGAGATGCCATCGCGGCAGAACGCGATCCGGCGCCTGCGGCTGAATGAGTGGACCCAGCAGCTCGTGCGCTGGATCGACATGGACGTGTGGGCGCGTGGCGCCGAACCGATCGACGCCGAGGCGCTGCGCGGACGGCGCTGCATTGCCGGACTGGACCTCGCCCGCGTCAACGACCTGTCGTCGCTGGCCCTGCTGTTCCCGCCGGTTGATCCCGGCGAACGGTGGAAAGTGCTGTGGCGCCACTGGTGCCCGGGGGACGACATAGAGGCGCGGTCGCGGCGCGATCAGGCGCCCTATACGGTCTGGCGGGATCAGGGACACCTGATCGCGACCGAGGGCAACACGACCGATTTCAAGTTCATAGAGGCGGCGATTCTCGAACTCGCCGGCGTCTATGACATCGCCGAACTAGCGTTCGACCGGACCTTCGCGGGCGAAATCGTCCGCAACCTGGCGGACGAAGGGATGACGCTGGTGGAGTTCGGGCAGGGCTTTCTCAGCATGGGGCCGGCGTCGGCGGAATTCACCCGCAAGCTGCTGGCCGGCGAACTGCAGCACGGTGGCGATCCGGTGGCCGACTGGTGCGCCTCGAACGTCACGGTGCGGACCGATCCGGCCGGCAACGTGAAGCCGGACAAGGAACGCTCGATCGAGCGCATCGACCCGATCGTTGCGGTGATCATGGCGGTGGGCCGCTCGATGGCCGAGGAGTCGGGGATTTATGGCGACGGCCGCGGGCTGCTTATTCTCGGAGGTTAGAAGATTTGACGAAGTTGATCAGCGCCGACCAGTTCCGCAAGGAGCTCAGGGCGAACCGTACGCCAACGGACGGTGTGTACCGGGTCAACACGGAGGGGCCGGTTCCGGTGGACGGAGCGGAGCGGACGCTGCGCTTTTGCTTCTCCGACGACAGCGTTGACCGGATGGGCGACACGATCGACGCCGCCGGCTGGGACCTGACTGACTTTACGCGCAACCCGGTGGCGCTGTGGGCCCATGACAGCGCGGCACCGCCGATCGGCGGGGCGCGGAACCTGGCCGTCGAAGGCAACCGCCTGATGGGCGACATCGAGTTTGCGCCGCCGGAGACCTATGCCTTCGCCGACACGATCTACCGGCTGGTGCTGGCAAAGTTCATCCGCGCGGTGAGCGTCGGCTTCATGCCCGTCAAATATCGTTTCGTCGATAACGACTCGGACCGGGCGTTCGGCATCGACTTCCTGGAGCAGAGCTTGCTGGAAATCAGCGTTTGCCCGGTGCCGGCGAATCCGAACGCCCTGACGGAAGCGCGGCGCAAGGGCATCGACACGCGACCGCTGATCGAATGGGCGGAACGAACGCTTGATGGCGGCGGCCGGGTGATCCTGCCGCGCGCCGAACTGGAACGCTTACGGAAAGCTGCAAAGGAACCAACGATGGCAAGAAAACCCCGCGCTCGTTCGGGGCAGCCCGCGGGGGCGCGTCGCGCCGACGGGGCGAATGAAGACGATCCGGCCGCGGGCGGGGCGGTTGTTGGCAACTGCGGCCGTGGCCCGGACGACGAATGCGGCATGACCAATCCGGACGAATGCTCGGTGCATGGCGGTGCCAGGGCCGAACCGGACACCGACGAGAAGCTGCTGGCGCGATTGCTCCGGCTGCTGCGGCGACGGTCGGATGGCGACGTGCCGGGTGATGACGATCTGCCGGTGGCGCATGAGGACGCGATCCGGCTGGCACACAAGTCGCTGCGCACGGCGAAGGCATTCCTGACCGAGGGGATGACGCACCACGCCAAGGCGCTGAGCCTGCTGGATGGTGTGGTGGACGCGCTCGACGCGGACCCGGAGACCGACAAGCCGGCCGATCCTGACCCGGATGCCGTCCCCGACCCGGAGAAGGCGGCGCAACTGCGGCGCGCCGCGGCGCTGAAGGCCAAGCACAAAGCGGCCTGACGCGGCTTGCCCGTTTCGCCCTTGGGCAAGGCGCGGACCAGCGTTGCCGCTGGTATCATTTCAGATGGAACCAATTAAACCATGAGCACACTGTTGTCGCTCCGCCAGGCCTTGGGCAAGGCGGTGGATGAACTGCCGGCGCTGGCCGGGACCGGCGGCTTCGCCGGGAAGGAACGCGAGATCGAGGAACTGGAGCGCACAATCGCCAACCTCGAGCGCGCCGAACAGCGCGCCGCCGGGTTGGCCCGACCGATCGGCGGCGGGCCTGGCCTGGACGTGGCTGAGATCAACCCGTCACAGCGCACCCTGTCGCAGATCAGGGCGATGGACCCGCGTCCGGGCAAGCTGAAGGGGTTTGACGATTATCTCAGCCTGGCGCGAAAAGGCCTCGATTTCACGCCGCGCGCGGGCGATCAATACCGGTCCTTCGGCGAGCAGCTTCAGGCTGTTTTCAAGCACTACAGCAGCAAGGGCAGCGACACCGACCGGCGCCTGGTGCGCGCGCCAACCGGCGCGGGCGAGGTTGACCCGACCGGCGGCGGCTTTCTGGTGCAGGTGGATTTCGCCGCGGCGATCTTCATGCTGGCGCACGACATGGGCGAGATACTGTCGCGGGTGAACACGCTGCCGATCAGTGCGAACGCGAACGGGATCAAGATACCGGGCGTCGATGAAACCAGCCGGGCGACGGGCAGCCGCTGGGGCGGTGTGGCGTCGAACTGGGTTGGCGAGGGGACGGCCGTCACGCCCTCAAAGCCGAAGTTCCGCACCGTCGAGTTCGACCTGAAGAAGCTGATGTCGGTGATGTACACCTCCGACGAACTGTTGCAGGATTCGACGGCGCTGACGTCGATCGCGAGCCAGGCGTTCTCGGAAGAAGTCATGTTCATGTGCGAGGATGCGATCTTCGAGGGCAGCGGCGCCGGCATGCCGCTGGGCATCATGAAAAGCCCGGCGCTGATCACGGTGGCGAAGCAGAACGGGCAGGCCGCACAGACCGTGGTCAAGGAAAACATCGACAACATGTGGTCGCGCTGCTGGGCGCGGTCGATGAAGAACGCGGTGTGGTTCATCAACCAGGACACGCTGCCGCAGCTCATGGCGATGAACCAGTCGGTCGGCACCGGCGGTCAGGTGGTCTATCTGCCGCCTGGCGGGCTGTCGGCAACGCCGTTCTCGACGCTGTATGGCCGCGAGGTGGTGTGGACCGAATACAGTTCCACTCTGGGCACCACGGGCGACATCGTGCTGGCGGATTTCAGTCAGTACATGCTGGTGGACAAGAACGGGGTAAAGGCAGCGACCAGCATGCACGTCGCGTTCCTGACCGATGAGAGGGTGTTCCGCATCACCTACCGCGTGGACGGCAAGCCGATGTGGTCGGTGCCGCTGACGCCGTTCAAGGGTGCGAACACCAAGAGCCCGTTCATCGCTCTGGCGTCCCGCTGATCGTTGCTGCCCTGGAGACCGGGGTTTTTCTGACGGCGCGAGTCCCCCATTCGCGCCTGGATTCCGCGGCGCCGGTTGCGCTCCGCCAACGGCGGGCCGCCGGCCGTGGCCGCTTGTTCATTTCATTTCGCCGCTTCGGGGGGCGGCCAGGAGTTTTTCATCGTGGCACGCCAATTTTCGATGCCCTATCAGATCCCGCCGGTGTCGCTGCTGCCGCCGGCAGCCGACGCGGCGGGGCGCACCAGCTCGTATCGCGACCTGACGAACGCGCTGAAAGCCTATGTCGTTGCGCGGGTCAATCAGGGCAACGCGGCGCAGGTGACGTTCTCGATCCTGCAAGGTCAGGACGTGCTTGGCACCGGCGCGAAGGCGGCCGGGGTGATGCCGATCTGGCTGAATGCCGCGACCGCGGTGAGCGACGCGCTGGCGGTGCAGACGGCCGCCGCGTCGTTGCA